ATCACCTAAGTCGAAGTTTTCAAATAATTTTATATATTTCATATACTATATATTAAAACAAAAAACCCATCATTTTATTGATGGGTTTTAAATTTCTAGAAACTAGTATTTTTATAAAGGTAATTCTTCTTCATTTTCTTCACCCTCTTCATTTTCTTCCTCAACTTCCTCACCCTCTTGAGCTTGTCCTTGTGGTTGAGCTTGTCCTTGTGGTTCTTCAAATTCACCCTCCTGAGCTTGAGCTTGTGGCTGAGCTTGTGGTTGAGCTTGTCCTTGTGGTTGAGCTTGTGGTTGAGCTTGTGGTTGAGCTTGTGGTTGAGCTTGTGGTTGAGCTTCTAATTCAGATTGAGTATCAACTTGAACTTGTGGTTGAGCTTGTCCTTGACCTTGTGCACCACCCATAAGAGCGTTTCCTGGAATTTTTTCCAAATCTAAACCAGTTAAAGTGATATATTTTAATAATTCTTCAGCTATTTCAACATCACCAAAAAATTGACGAAGGTTTTTACCAGTTGAATCTTTAACTTTTTTAACATAAGAATTAATAAGTGACTGTGGAATATCAACCATAGATCTAACTTTATAAGTATCACCTACTTGTAAAACAGATTCTTTTACTGCATCAATAAGAGCGCTTTCATTAACTTTTGATAATTCAACTTTTAAACTCTTATATGATTCAAATGTTCTAACGTATTTCATATTTATTTTAATTTTTTATAGAGTATATATTAATAAAAAAATATCATTTTTTTTCAATATTACTCTTTTATTTTTATGTTATTTTCAACACCAATTGTATCTTTCATACATTCACTCCAAACCTTAATATTATAATAAGGTCTTAGTTTTATCAATCCCCATAAGTATTTCTTCTCCCAGTCTTTATATAAAAAAGTAGTCAATTTATCATTGAACTCTTTTTTAGTAAAAGAAATAGAATCAGATTTTATATAACCACTTAAATTATAACACTTTTCTTTTAAATTAAAATATGATTTTTCACTTAAACTATCTTTTTTAATAATAGTGCTAGTTATGAGAGTATCCTTAAAATCATATCTAGTTTCAATAACATTTGTTATAAACTTTGTTTTTATTTTAAGTTCTTTAGCAATTGAGTCATATTTTGGATATAATCTCTTCAACTCATTCACTGTTAGAATCTGTTGTCTATTTTTACTCTCTATTAGAGAAATCATATTATTATTATATCTAACTCTATCTTCTCTCTCAGTTTTATATAATTTGAATAAAAAGAAAATAATAAGAGACATAACCAATATAGTTCCTATCAAAAATGTATTTAATTTATTAAACAGCATAAACATTAATTATTTTTTTTATATATAAAAATATATTATCTTTGCTATATGAAATACAAAAAATTAATATCATTCGATTTTGACAAAACTCTATTCTTCACACCCGAACCAGAATTTGGAAAAGATATTTTTTTAGAAAAAACTGGAAAAGTTTGGCCACATAAAGGTTGGTGGGGAAAAACAGAAACTTTGGATTTAGAAATATTTGAAATACCAAAAAACGATTGGGTGTATAATCATTTTTTAAAGTATAATGATGAAAATAGTGAAAATTATATAATTTTAGCAACCGGTCGACTTAAAAAAGTTGAAGGCATGAGTGATAATGTAAATAAAATATTAGAAGAGAATAATATTGAGTTTGATGAAGTTCACTTAAATTGGGGAGGAGATACTTTAAAATTTAAGACAAAACTTTTTGAACAAAAAATACAATTTCTTGGTGTTGAAGAATTTATAATGCTCGATGATCGAGAAGAACACCTGTTAGAGTTTGAAAAATGGGCTAAAAATCAAAATATAAAAATAACTATTATTGATGTTGTAAATAAAACAGAAAAAACATTCTAACCGAAAAGTATATAATAAATATATAAAAATAAAAAGCTATGGCAAAAACAAAAGAACAAGTAGAATCTCAAGTAGAAGAGATACTTTCCAAACCATATAGATTGGATTTACATAATGATGATTTTAATAGTTTTTCCTGGGTAATTACCTGTTTGATGAAAATTTGTAAACATGAACACGAACAAGCAAACCAATGTGCATTTATTGTACATCACAATGGTGTTTGTGATGTTAAATATGGAGACTACGATACTATTTCAGAAATGAAAGAAAAATTACAAAATGCTGGTCTTTCAGTAACAATGGAAGCTAATTAAAATAACCACTCAATTTGAGTGGTTATTTATTTTGACCAAACCAATTAATATTACTATTATAACTTGTTTTTGCTCTATTAATAAATTGTTTTCTCGCTCTCAAAACCTGACCATAGTCCAAACTTTCAACAAAGTCAGATTCATTCATACATTTATTTATGTATTCCATAAATGATTTATCAGAATTTCCAAAATCCTCAACAAATTCCTTAAACTCTGACTTACTGAAAATTGTAGTCATATTAACCAACGTCATAACTGTATCATCATTACTATTACCATCTGCAGCATATCTTATATTCCCAGATGAAGTTACGTGTTTAACAAATGTAGTTATTTCTCTAATATTATCCTCATTTGTAACAAATATACCACCCGTTTGCATTAAATCTTGATAATCTTTAACCATCATATTTTTATTATCACCAACTTTTAAACCAACTTTTTCCTCATTCGAATCAACTCTGTGTTTGTATCTAACAAAGATGGATGATCCGTATTGATTATTACCATCAAAAACATGTGGCATCTCAGCTAAAAGTGTATTACCATAATTATTCAACTCTAAAACAATCTTAACATTTTCTGGATTAAAATATTCAAATGCAATTAAATACAATAATTCGGATAATTGTTTAACAGATATAAAATTATTTCTATAAATTCCAATTTGCTCCAATCTAAAAAAGTCAACTATAGATTTATATTTAAATCTTTGAGATTCAATTAAATCTGTTTCTTTTTTTGAAACTTTAAAAATATTAATAATGGAATAATCTTGACCCAATCCCTCCGATATATCGACCGATATGACAATCTTATAATCTTTTCTATTAATTGGTAAATATATATCATCACAATCAACCCATTTAAGATCACTATAATTAAACCTCAATTTCTTAAACTCATCCAACTCCTCATATACGTAATTCTTTTTAGACTTTAAAATATCATCTATTATCTCTTCTGATAATAAAGATCTACTACCATTAATAAATCTCAAACCATATTCTTGATTAAATGCATCCTCACCACCAATATCTTTAACAGCCTCATCTTTCCAAGTAGTTACTTCAGATATAGATAAAATTGAATTCCAGTTTTCATTTTTATCCTCAAACTGAATACTTTTTATATCATCAGATGAACATCTATCATTATTAAAAACATGTATAACATCTTTTTGTTGATCTAAATCAAAAGACATTTCAACTTTAGCTAAATCACCCCAATCATTTTTAACTAATGATAATATATCACTAGATTTGATACCATGTTCATACATTTTATGATTATTCAATCTAATATATGTAACAAATCTACCAGGAACTTGATACCAATAAACTCTCATAGGTTTATAGTTATTCTTCTGTGGATCACCATCTGGTCTCTCAGCATCTGTTAATAGTCTATGAAACAAATTCATACCATTTGGAGTAGATGTGATAATAATTTTTGAATTTTGAACAGCCGATACAGTCGGAAAAGCCGCGGTATAAAAACTTTCAATAATATTAGACGGAATGTGAGCAAACTCATCTAAATAAAGAAGATCTATGGTAAAACCAACTGCTGGTGTTTTTGTTCTAGCAGATGTTTTAATTCTACAACCATTATCAAATGTTATAGACTTTTGATTCCAAACTTTAACACCTGGTTTTAAAAAGAATGGTAGCAAAGCATATATAGACTTTATCTTATCAACAACCTCAACAACAGTATCACCTTTATTCGCAATAAGCATCGCATTCTTATCATTATTAAAGAGTAAGAAATGTAATATAAATATAGATGATGAAATTGTTTTACCACACTGCCTGGCAGCCATTAGTATGTTAAATCTATTTTGGACAAAATTATCTAATATTTCTTCTTGATAATCTCTTAATTTTATAGAACCAACACTACCATCTTCCCGTTTAGTTTTACAATATTTCTCAGTAAAATAATGTATATCAAGAGCACATCTAATATATTCTTGTTGCTCTTCAGCAGTCATTTTAAAAATAACACCACTTCTTCTTATACCAATCTCACCCTTTAACCATGGATTTTCATATCTTTTTAATAGAATACCATCGTTTATTTTATCAACAGACTCATTAACAAGCTTAGTAGTAAATACTATCTGTCTATCATCATCACTTTTTATCTTACTCATATAATGTATATATTTAAATCAAAAAGTAGAAAAAGTACAATTTTTAGAAATAATATATACACTATGAAAAGAGGAATAAAAAAAGTTAAAGTTGGATTTTCGGTGGATATAGAGACTTATAACGAGTTTGAATTATACTGCAATGATAATTATATAAATAAATCAAAATTAATAGATAAAATTATTAAAGATTTTTTAAATAAAGAAAAAATAGAAATAAAAGATGTCGAAATCAGATAAAGAAAAAAATAGAATAAAAGATGAATTTGAACAGATACAATCAGAATCAATGAATTTTGATTTATCTATGCATTTAGCAAAACCTGAAGACTTACCAGACTTAGGTGAAATCGCAATATATGACTACGAATCAGATTTAGATAGTGTAAACGAACAATCTACTGGTGTATTGGAATCTCTGGTAGACCTTTACTTAGGTGATGTTCCAAAATTAAAAGACCATTCTTATATATCAAACAAGATGAAAGAAGATGCAATGGTTTATGCTGAAGGATTATTCCTTGCTAAAATGACTAGAAAAAACTTCTTAAATCAACTAAGACAAGTTGACAATGGTGATAATTCGGCTAGAATGCATGAGGTTGTAAATCAAACAATCGGACAAATTAGAGAAAATGCTAAATTTTTAAGTGGTCAAAGAACAGAATTGGAAAAATTTTATAAAACACTAAGAAAGGATTTAGGATATGATGATATTGAAAATAATGAAATTTCTAAATCAGAAAATGTTGAAGTGAAAGAGGATAAAGAGGATGATGGAACTATAACAGACAATAAAAAATTGAATGATTTGATAAAACAAGCAATGTTAAATAAAGAAGATAAAAAAAAATAACCACTTATTAGTGGTTATTTTTTTTAAAACTTT